AAGTTGGAGCTTTTAATTTAAAGCTGCTTCCATCTGATCTTTTTCTTTCTTGCCCAATTACAAATAAATCTCCTCTTGTTTTTAATTCTTCTTTTGTAACCCATCCGCAAACAGATAATTTATTAGTTTTTTTATTAAGCGAACAAAAGATATAACCATCACAATCATAATTTAATTGATAACCAATAAAATTATTAACGTAATATGGTTTAGGATCTACATTTCTTCCCATTGTTTTAACATCAAATTTTTTACCTTTATATATAAAATCATAGCCCCCATCAAATCCATCAGTATATTTATGCTCAATGTTAAAATGATTCTTGATTAAAATTTCTCCTAATAAACCAACAAATTGTTCTTCTTTATTTCCATCAGCTTTAGATCTGTTAGCTATATTGTTTGTTTTTAAATATTGCCAAACTTCTTTTTTTAATTTCTGATTTACATTCAAGATCATAATTTCATAAGTTTATTTATAGCTGTATGACCTCCAATAACTACTCCGCATCCAATAGCTTGTTTTTTAAAGTTTTTAGCGTATGCAGCAGCGTAAGTAGAGCTATCAACTCCGCAACCAACTTGCATTCCAAATACTCTAAACTTCTTTCCAACAAACCACATTGTATATGCTTCTGTATGCGTATGACCGCAAACGCTAGACATCATATTATTTTTGGCTTTTGCTTTTGCTTGCCCTCCTTCTCCATGTTCATACAATACTCCATCATAAGATATACTTTCAACCCAATTCCATTTAGGAGTTTTTAACACATCATTGTAACCCTTTATCCATCTGCTTGGAACTCCTCCAGAAAATGCTTTCCTAGATGCTAGGCGGTCATGATTGCCAATGCATACATCTGCTTTTGGAAATGCTTTATACCAATGAGAAACTTTTTTAATTGCTAAAGAAAGCTCATGCCCAGCAGACATTCCATCAGGATCTTGCTCATGATAGCTCCATCCATGCGAGTCAATAATATCTCCAATGAATATAACTTGATTGCAATTATGTTGAGCATAAACTTCTTGACAAAATTCCAAATAACCCTCTAGAACAAAAGGAGCATGAAGATCTCCTATTACTAGAATTCTTCTTTCTTTTTTAATAAGATTCTGATAAGCTGTTTTTTTGTTTCCTTTAAGTCTTGGCCTAATCTCCATAAGATTTCATTAAAGTTTGCATTTGATTAATTGTATTTCTAACACAACTACTACAACTGCTAAATTGTTTTTTATCATTAAAAACTCTATTATATATTTTTAATATATTTCTTTGAGTTTCTGCATTTACATTAGTAGATCCGCTAAATTTATCTAATTTAATTAACTTGAGATAATTATATTCTTCTTCATTTAAGCATTCAGGCTTTCTTCTTCTAGGAAATAATTTGTTTAGCTTTTCCTTTCTTTGATCGCATCCGCAATCTTCTCCAAATGCCCATTTAACAAGTTTTTTAATTCCTGTAGCTTCGGTAATTTTTTCTATTTGATCTCCTAATCCTTTTATATCTTCCATATTATTAAAACCTTAAATATAACTTTTTGTTTTTCAATCTATTAAATCAAAATCGCCGTTAATATAATCTTCAAAATCTTCTCCAAACATTTTTCTCATTTTATTTTTACTTTTTTTAAGAGTATGAAATATATTAACTGAACTAATTTTAGTTTCTTTTGCTATTCCTCTAATGCTTAATCCAGAATCTCTATATATTTTAAATATTCCTTTTTCATAAAAATGCCAGTTTTCTAATTCTTTATCCATTTTATTAATAATGTTTTGCAAAGCAACATCTTTTTCTGATTCTAAAGATTCATTTGATATATTATACACATGATCATTTAAAGGTAGTTTCCTGGTTTTTTTTAATTCATTGTTAAAGTTATTGCAAATGTTTCTAATAATAAAAAACATGTAGCCCTTATTGACTTTATCATTTTTAATAATCTTTTCAGGATTAGAATATTTGTGAACTCTAATATATGCTTCCTGAACTATATCTTCAGCATAATCTCTAGCCCCAAAGTTTACTGCAATTTTTATCCATTCTTGATGATGTTTAGCAATTTTGTTTAACCAATGCATTTAGTATTTAATTTGCGTAATAGGATCAAAATATCCTCCAACGACTTCTGGCAATCCAACTTTATTAACTTTGAAAGCGAAATCATCAAAAGGGAAACCCCTTGACCTTTTACATTTAACATTTACCCAATTATTTATTTTGTCGTTCTCTAAATGTATTTGTGTTTCTGCTTTCTTTTCGCAACATGATCCAAGATGTCCTGTTGGTTTCTCTGATCCGTAATTAGAATGAATTATTGTAATAATATGACAATTAAACATCTCGCTCCATTCCATCAATTTTTGCACCACATAATTAGATTGGTCAATGTTGTTTACATCTCCGCATAAATCAGCAATGCCATCTATAATAACTAGCCCAGCATTTTTTACTTTGTTCGTAAGATAATATTCTATAAATTCTAATCTGTATTTGTAACCAATTGTTCTTAATCCGTAAGTATGATAGCAACCAACATCATGTCCATCATTCATATCTACAACTCTGCGAAATACTCTTTGCGCATGGAACTTTCCCTGTTCTGTATCAAAATGAATTAAGCATTTGTTTTCTCTGTGTCCTCTTAAATTACCAGCAAATCTGTTTTTGCCTGAAAGATATACTGAAGCTAATAAAGAAATAAAGTAGGTTTTAAAACTTTTAGGGGGAGCTACGACAAAAGAAAAGTTGCCATATGTTCCTAAACTAGTAGGAATAGTTGTTTTTCCTTTTATTGTGTTGATAGTTGTTTCTCCCATTGAAATCGCTACTGGCGGATTCTCTATTATTTCATCTGTATTTATTCTGCATTGTTCTGTTAGTAAATCGTAATATAGTTTGTTTTCTTCTGTCATAAAAAAAAGGGGCATATAGCCCCTAATTTAATAAATTATTTTTAAAAAGGCAGATCAACATCCACCTCATTTTTAGTTTCTTGAACTGGTGCTTCTTTAGGCTTTACAAATAATGGCTCATTGTTAGTGTAAATTACTTTGCCATTTCCTAAATATTGCTTTGGTTCTTTGTTTTTTATTTGTTCAGGAGTTTGAGCAATCCATACAGAAACATTCTGATCATAGTTGTTCATTTCATCCTGGATGCCTATTGTTAAATCAACATATACATCTTTTTTACCTTCATACTGCGCTTCTTTAGGTATTTTCTTTAATCCAATTCTAGTGTTTAATAAGTGTCCCATTTTTTTATTTATTTAAATTAATTAATTTTTCTTTATCTATTTTATTTGTTTTTTTAAAATCTTCTGATTCATCTTCTCCAAATACTCCTAATTGATAGAAGCCTGTTAATTTTAATACAGCTCTTGATAAAGCTCTTTTCTCTGCCATCTCCATAACATACCAGCTCTGGCAATTGCCCTCTTTAAATGTAGCTCCTTTTAATGCAGATCCAAAACTTTCTATTATAGTATTTGGTTTAGTTTGTACAAAAGCGTTTGCTTTAATTACTGAAAAGTTTATTTCGCATTTAATTACTTCATAATTTATAGTTATGTTTTCTTTTGCTTGAATCTTTTCTATTCCTGATCTTGTGATTATAGTAAAGGTTTTTTTGTTATCTCCATATCCAATATCTTTTGTAAATATATCCTCTGGAGTTAATTCATACTTTTGATACAATGCTTTTAATTTTTCTCTGTTCATTTGTTTTTGTTTTTTTGGTTTTACTTTGTTTTATATAAATATAATTTATTTCTTTAAAATAATTATCATTTAGATAATTTAAATATTTATTCATTTCTTTTTATTGTATTTTTTATATAAATCCATTAAATAATTATACTGATCATTTGCATTAGTATAACAAATTAAATAATTTTTTTTAGTAATTTTTTCTATTACATTTAAATCTAATCCATTTGTTGATTTATCCATTCTTTTCAAAACCCTGCTATTAGTTGCAGAATAAGAATTAAATTTTGGATTATTGTTTAAAGACAATATTTTTAATGCATTATAAATTCTTATTGCATTATTAATGTTTATTTCATAAATATTATTTCTTAAACATTTAATAATACCTCCAAGACTATAACCTTTTTCTAATAAAACTAAAATATTAATTTTACTAAATTTGCCATTGCTTTCTACAAACCATTCTTCAGCAATATCTAATGCTTTTTGGCAATCTTTATTTCCTTTTAAAGCATTTCTATTACAAAAATCTAATGTTGTCCATTTTTTGCTAATTTGCAATTGATCTATATTTTGTTCGCATGAATCTTTAGAAACTATATAAGTAACAGGTATTTCTAATTCTTTAGCAGCTTGCAATCTATGTTGCCCATCTATTATAGATTTGTTTTGATTTACTAATATAGGCATTTGCAAACCTATTTCATTAATTGATTCTTTTATCCTTTTTAAATTTTTAGGATCTAAATTTCTGTTGCCTATTACTTTGTTAAAAATTGAATAGGTTCTTGTTGATTTTAAGTGCATTTCTCTCATTTTATTAATTGTTTTCTGGTTTCTTGTTTTATATTACTGTTTTCTAAAATTAATTCTCTTTTTTGGATTTGCAAAGTGTTTGTATAAAAATACATTTCTTTTAAAGCTCTAGAACATTCATCTACAACTTTATTGTTTGGATGCTTTTTTCCTAACTTAATTAAATACTGCGCTAGGATCTGAAAATTATTTTCATAATTAATTGAATCTAATATCATACCTCTTGCTTAATTCAGATTTTAATAATTCTTTGTAATTTACATGATCTCTGTCCATATATTCAATAACTTCTATTAAAGTTTTTAAAAGAGAATCATTTTCTTTTTTTAACGCTTCATTGCTTTGATACAAATAATCGTTTGTATAATTATTCGCCATTGCTGTAGTCGTTTAATATTACTTCCCTATTGCTAGCAGTTCTGTAATAGATTTTTAAATAATTAGTTTTTGCGTAAAACTCTGCTATTGCAGCCGATCGAGTGTCGAATAAAGTTTCGTTTTGATTATTCTTTAAAATATATATCATAATTGTTTTCTTTGACATAAATATAAACAATATTGTTAATATAAAAAAATATTTAGGCAAAAAAAAGCGAGAATAAATTTCTTTACCCTCGCCTTTCCCAAGAAAACAAAACAAAAATCATTGTAAGTTAGTTAATAATTCATTATAATATTCTATTTTTTCTAATAATTGTATATCGCTAAACTTTGTTATTTCTCTGCTTTTATTATGCATTTCCTCCGCTACTCCATTTCCGTATGCTTGTTCTAAATACATTCCAAACTTAAATTGCTCTCCGTATCTAAATACATTACATCCACTGCACTGCGTTTGAACATTAATTTCATCCCATCTAGTTGAATAATGTTTTCTACTCATGAAATGACCAGCTTGCAATTCTTTCCAATGCGCCTGTTTGCCACATGTTACGCACTTTGCTATCTCATTTACTGCAAATCTTCTTCTAATAAATTGGCTGAATACTTTATCAAGTTTTTTAATTATTGTTTTTCTTGATGGTCTTTTAGCCATTATATTATTTCATTATCTATTTGCTGAATTAAATATCTTAAATCTTCTTTAGAGAATTTTCCTTCTATAGATTCTTTATAAGTGCTTAATCTTAATTGATAATATTCTGATTGATCCTCTAATCTTTTTATTTTAACATCAATGTTCATAATGCTAATATATACAAAAAAAATAAAAAAAAGTTTTTTTAGACCAAAAAAAAATAATAAATTTAAATATTTTATAAATATATATAAAAAATTATATAATTAATTAAGACATTTATAATAAAGACATTTGGGAATTATTTCATTATTGATCTGACTTTCTCAAATCCTCTGCTTCCGAAATAAGATACATAAATTGTAACTAATAAAGTTTTTAATAACTCAATCCAGGCTTGATCAATATCAAAAGCAATATCTAAAGCATCTAACAATATATACAAAGAAGTTATTACTGTTAAATAAATCAAGGTTAATGGTCTAGTGTTTTTAGAAAGCCAGGAATCTGATATCATATCACTGTTCCATCTTTTAGAAACCTCTTGCATTTCAACAGAATCCATTTCAAGAAGTTTTAAAGCAGTTTCTTTATCTTCTAATGTCATTTCATTATCTTTTATTAATAAGTTTCTTACAATGCCTATGAATCCTTTATCAGGAACAGCATCTCCTAAAGCGTTTAATAAAAATGATCCTTTGCTTTTTAAAAAAGATCCTACTTTTGTATCTTTAAATTTCTTCGCCATAACCCCATTTAAAATGTAAACAAATAAATATTAAGTAAAAATTCAGTTCTTCATTGTCTTCTTCATCTAATGCTGGATGATATTCCCAGCCTAACATTAAACCTCTTTCAATAATAAAACTAAATCCAAATATCATGTTATAATTTTTTTTGATAATCCCATCTAGCTCTTTCTCCTCTTATATCGTAATGTACAAAAGAATCGTACAAACCTAATCCTCCCTGTAACATATCTCCGTTTTCTATAAGCCTTTCTATTGTATTGTAAACTTCTAAAGGCGACATTCCTTTTATAGAAATATCGCTTGCTTTTCCAAGCAAATGTTTTGAATTTTTTACACCACCAATGCTTTCGTTATATTCCTCTGATCTATATGCTGAATTTATGTGTATTGGTTTTTTTAATTCTTCTCTTAATACTTGTAGTTGGTTAGCAACCTTAACGACATTATGATATACGTTTATTGGCATTTCGCTGCCATCATTACAATCAAATTCCTCTTTAGTAAAGTTTTTTGTCATTGTATTTTTTATTTAATAATATCTTAACTAATATAAATATTAATGTTATTGTTATTAAATTAATATGCGTTTCTCCGCACATACCAGTCAAATGATTTATTATTTTTATCATTTTTTCTTTTTATTCATTAAATACCATTTTTGTAAAGTATATCCAATTGTGATAAGTAATAACGCTATTTTTAGTATTATATCTATATCGGTCAATGATATTCCTAAACTCCCCATATTTATAAATAAAGTTTTATAATCTTGTATCATTTTAGTTTTCTTTTTTTTTGTTTACTAATGGACTAGAAACAGAATTATTATTTATAGTAGGTTTAATTCCAATAGGTGTTACTATAACAGGTCTGTTTGGTTTTGGTTTATATGGTCTAATTATTACAGGAGGATTATTGTAATAATTGTAAGGGTGTTGATTATAAGAATTTCTATAATAATAGTTATTATATACTTTTGGCCTTAAAGAATTTACATCAATTAGAATTGTATCTCCTTGATTAGTTACTCCTAATACTTTTACAAAGGTAAAACCTACCTCTGTCGATGCGCAACTATAGATTAATAAAATAAAAAAGAATACTAAAATTTTTTTCATTTCTTATCTATTTCTTTTAGTTTGCTTATTGCCCAATTAACACCAGCGCTTCCGCCCCAAGCATCCCACATTAATCCTCCACATCCTTCAGAATAAGGAACATCTTTATGTTGTTGATGTCTTTTAAAAGAAGCCATTCTTGAAATAGTATCTCTACTAATTTTTTCTCTCATAGCTAATTGACCAGCTCTTGTCCAACCTATTCTAGTTCCACAATCGCTTCCATTCTTTTCTTTCCACTCTACAGCTCTTTTTGCGTTGTTTACTGCGCCATCAGGATAGTCGTTATAGCTTTCTAATTCTACTTTATTAAAAGCATCGTAGCAAATTGCTATAGCTTGGTCTTTTGAATGATAAGGCGTAAGCATCGGAACGCAACGAATCATAAAATCGCTTTGCTTTTCTGCTGGTTTAGGTTTAGGAATTGGCATACTTGAATCCTTTAAATTGGTGGCATCCTTCCCCTTTTACGCTTACTTCAAACTCTAACCAATCTTCAGATTCATCATACCAAAGAACATCTACTAAAAAACCAGAATCTCTTAACCCAAGTCTAGCAAATAAATTATCTGAATCAGATTGTTTATCAATAAACTTTTCAGCTAATGCTTGAGTAGGAAAAACATATTTCCCTACTCTTACACTTTTCTTCTTACTTTTTTTCTTTGTTACTTTCTTCATCTTTAGGTATAGATTCATTTAAGATTTTAACTATTTCTTGTGCCTGTGGTAAATAAGCAATAGGTAAAGAGTTGATAACTTGATTAACTTTTTGAATTTGTTCTTCAGTAATTTTCATAATATATTGTTTTTAAATTTGTATTAAATATACAAAAAATATTTATATTACTCTGCTCCACCAATTTGCATTTGCACAGAAGAAGGATTTATCTCTTGTTCTATTTGTGCATCTAAACCAGCATATAATGATGCTACTTCTTCTTCTCCCATTGCTTCTTTAGTCCAAGCCTCTACATCAGCTTCAGTTAAATCAGCGAAAGGAATAAATGCTCCTTCTGGTGCTGGTACTACTTGAGTTCCATATACACTAGCAGAGTAAAATTCTCCTTCAGGGTTTTTTTGATCAGAAGTTGCTAAAACGCTCCAATGTACGTTATATACTACATCGCTGTTACCACCTTCGCTAGGGTGTACATCTACTGTTCTACAATTCCATTTATAAGATTGTGCCATAATTTTATTTTATTTATTTATTTATTATTATTTATTTTTTTTCGCATTGACATTCTAACGATTCTAATTTTGCAGATAGTTCTTGTATTGACTTAACTAATAAAGGAACTATTTTAGAGTAATCTACTGATTGCATTTCTTCTGCATCTTTTTCTCCTGAAACTGCTTGTGGTAATACTTCTTCTAACTCGTGAGCCATAACACCATAAGACCTAGAATCATTTGCTTTCCATTTATAATCATAAACAGGTATTTTAGAAACTAAATCTAAACCTTCAAAGTCTTGTAAATCTTCTTTTAATCTATAATCTGAAGATGTGTTATAAGCTGTTGCAGTACCTGAAACTGAAATTGAACCAACTAAAGTATCATCATTTTTAATTAAAACAACATTTCCATCTGTTCCCTTTCTATTTAAATCCATTACACTACCATCAGTTGCAGTAGAACGAACAGTTCCATCAGGTAATAATTCAACGCCGTTATTTGAAACATTACTTGCTGTTTTACCAACTAATAAATCTCCATCATCATTAATTCTCATTTTTTCAGAACCACCATCAGTCATAAAACTTAAAGATGAAGCACCACCTAAAGCACTTATAGTACCTACTTTACTAGCTGATTTAAATATAGCTACACCACCATCTGCTGGGTTACTATCTGCTTGTACAAAAATACCTTCAGTATCTACTAAACTATCTTGATTTACTACTAATTTAGCTGCTGGGTCTGTAGTATTTATGCCCAAATTACCAAATTTATCTAACCTCATTTTTTCTCCTCTATCCGAAAGCCTACTTGTAGAAAATGCAAGAGCGAAAGCTGCTCCAGTTGAACTTTCGCTTATAGATGAAATTTCTGCTGTAACTCCATCAGCATAAGTGCCAGTAAAACTTCCATCACTAGTTATAAATGTTAAAGACCCAGCTAAAGAATTAGTTGTTAAACCTCCTGGAGTAGAAATAGATAATACTGTTCCAGATGAGCTAATATTATCAGGGCTATCAGTACCCAGACCCAAATTACCATTAGTGTCCATCCACGCTCTACTTTGACCACCAGAAACTAAAGACAATTTATCAGTAGAATGCGTATAACCTATTCCACCTCTATATTGTTCATCTCCACTTGTTCCATCAGCAAAATATAAAGCACCGCTTGAATCATTTGCTGTGACAATACTTATTCCACCTTCTCCACTCGCTTGTTTAATAACTAAATTATCTGCTCCAGCATAATAATCTGTCGGACTCGAAGTACCCAGACCCAAATTACCTGAAGCATCTAGCCTCATTTTTTCTATGTTATTAGTTACAAATGCAATTGGAAGATTGTTGGCATTTCCAGTATATAAAGTATTTGCATCTGTTCTAATAACAAAAGTGTTTGCTACACCATCAGTTATTTGTGCTACATCACCAACAGCACCTTTACTAACATTTAAACGATAATTACCAGGTGTCGAAGTACCCACACCCAAATTACCTAAAGAATCTAGCCTCATTCTTTCAGAACCACCCAACTCAAATTTTAAATCATTGTTAGATAGTTTTATTGCGCTTGTAGTTGTTGAGTTGTCATAATTTAAAGAAGCTTCGTTAGTAGTAGAATCTATAAGGATAGCAGCAGCTCCACTTGTAACTGATATACCTGTGCTTGTAGTTGCAAACCTTTGTGTATTATCATAAAATAATTGAACACCACCATTTACATCTGCATTTATTAAAGTTTCAGTTCCACCAGCATTATAAACCTCAAAATCTTTTGCCCAAATTTTTAATGAACCAGCAGTTAATTCTTTTATATAACTATCAGTACCATCGTGGTATATTTGTAAGTCGTTGCCATTTCCGTAAGTAGATTTTACATTGTCATTGTGAACAATATCTCCAGTCATTGTACCACCAGCTAAAGGAAGGAAAACTCCTGTACCTCCACCAGTTACAAAGTTTGCTGGTGTTATTTGAACATTCTCTGCTCCATTATACCCTACAATGTGAGATACATCACTAGTGCTAGTTTTTAGTACAAATTCGCTAAATTTTTTATTTGCCATTTTATTTTATTTTATATTATTGAAATTCTGTTATTATAAATTCGTTATTCGCTTCTGTAAGAAGGTAATCTCCATTCTCTGCTATTATCTCAAAGAATGTAGTAGGTGTACAATCTACATATGGCTTATAAACCAATCCCCAATTGACAGTATTATCACAAACTCCATCTCCCCACCAAGTTATACCAGTCGGCTTTATATATATGCTTCCCCACATTTATTTATTTCTTTTTATTTTGTAGTTTATAACTACGTTCCACGTATTGTTTTCTGTCCACATATTCTAAATACCTTTTTAGTTTTACAATATTTTCTTTTTTTTGTTTATATCTTATAACGCCCATCCTCCAAAATCAGCTCCACTTTGATCAGGATAAAAATCATCCTCTGTGTTTGCATTATACTCTGGATACGTATCTTGATTATATACCATAAAATTTGTAAAATTATTAGTATAAAATTGAGCTATATCCCTATATTTATTTGTCAAATAATCAACTTCATCTTTGCTTACGCTTTCACTAGATTCGCTTATGTGTTTATACACTCCTCCATTAGCTACTGTATAAGCAGCAAAAGGCATGTAATAAACTAAAGCCCAATAAATAGTCATGGGCTTTACATACGTTTCTAAAAGCGTTTTATAAGCTGCATTTCCTGGATCATTAATTCCTGATATTATCAACGCTTGTAGCTTTTCATAAAGTTTAGTTCCTAAATATATCTGTACCTCTGTGTCCATTGATATTTCTATCATGTAAACAAATTTATCAGGGTCAATATTTCCTGAAAGAACAGAGTATCTTTTAAGATCTTTAGTTGTTACAAATAATGCTGTTGCCATTCTTTTCCTATTTTACGCCTGGATAATGCCCTTCATTTGGCATATCTATCGGAGCGATTTGGCTCTCTCTAGTTCCCCACGGATTCTTTTGATATGTTTTAGGTATTGTTCCTGTTTTTATATAATCTTTTAACTCTTTGCTAGGCTCTGTATTTGTTCTTAAACGATATAAGACCTGTTTCCAAGCGTGGCGACAGTAAACTCCGCCCTTAAATTTAAAGAGATCATAAGGCTTGCCATCATGCCCTAGTTGTTTGTTTACGCCATCTCTACTAGCTCTATCAATATCTTCTAATCTATATACTACGTTTTTGTCTGATAGCTTCATCATGTTTTCGCAAAAAGTTCTAGACTTATTTCCTATTATGTTTGGCTTTTGAGATTTCTTGAAATACTTATATCTAATTTTATAATTTTTAGAATCTAAATAAGAAAACCCATTAGGATCAGCAAATATTTCATCTTTAAGTTTAGTAAACATTGATTTCTTTTCTACTATTGAAGCAGAAGCCCATTCCTCATTAGATACATTTTCTTCGCAATATTCTCTAGAATCAACTTCTTCCCATTCCTCGCTCATTACTTCGCCTTTGAGATGCTCTAATAAAATTTCTCCTTGTTCTTGAGTAAGCTCTGGTTGTTGAGCTAATTCAACTCCTGTTTCTTCTTCAACTACATCATCATCAACTCCTTCTAATTGATCTAAATCATTAAATGATAAAGGTTTTAAAGTTTTAAAATATAATTCTAATGAAATGTCATTAATTGCTAATATTTCATCCATGCAATCAATTATCTCATCTTGATAGCATTTTATTACTACATTATCAAATAATAAAGTTGCAGTTTCGATTTCATCAGCATTATTTCCTAAACCATCATTCCCATCTCTTACGCCTAACAGCATTGGAGAGGTTACTCTATGCCCAACTATCAATTTTCTGAAACACTCGTTAGAAAGGTACTCATAATGGCTAGGAGCATCATTCAAAGGAATATCATCAACAGTTGTTTTTGATTCTTGGTTTTGATTAAACGCTACAATTACTTTTTCTCCTCTTGCTCCAGTTAATTTGTTTAGAACATCAGATTTTACTTGCATCATTTTTTCAGGATCTGGAACTCCGTTGTTAAAGTTCACTACTTTTGTTCCTGAAAAACCATTAATACAGTCATTGATTAAATAATCTCCAATCTCGTTTTCTAGTTTAGCATAAGGCAAAGCTCCAGCATAATCAGGGCAATTGTAATAATAATGTCCTGGCGTATAAGGAGATAAAACATAAAGCTCAACGCCTTTTTTATTTCCATAACCAAATGCTGGTATTCTTTCAGGTTTTTCTGTTGGTTTTATATTAGCCCAATCATTTGAGTAATACCATGCTTCTATTTCTCCTTCATCATTGCATTTTTCTGCTCTTAATGTTTCCATTGGAAAATGATGCACTTGCTTTACTTTGCCTTTTTCATAAACAACTTGAAAACAAGCCATTCCCAATATTTTGAAATCTTTAACAAATCTTCTTAAATCTTTCTTTTTAAATAAAGTAATCATTTGAGCATACTGCTCTGGCTTTCTAGATGCATCTAAAGCTGATATTCCTCTGCCATAAATCATATTAGTAACGCCATTTATAATAGCATTGTTAGAAGTAGAGTTTATATAAAGATCTATTAAGTAATTAAAATAGTCATTATCTATGCCATATTGCACCCAATCCTTGTGTTTAACTTCTGTTATAACTGGAGAAGTATATGCGCTTAAATTAGCTATAAATATATTTTTATCTATCATAATAGTATGTATTCATTTGTCGATTCATGTTCTGTAAATTGACCATCATTAATTGAATATGTGCTCAATACTTGATCAGTACAAAAGATCATATCTCTATATATAATGCTAGATCCATTTAGAACTTCTAATGTGTAAAAAGTTCCTTCTTTTAGAACTGGATTGAATGTAACAGATGTTTGCAAATAATATTTTGTTTTAGTAAAAGTAGGATTATAAGTAACCGAAGTATTTTGATCTTCATCTGTCAAAATAAGGCTAGTTGCTGTATATTCTCTAGGAATAAACTCAAATGTTTGAGCAGTAGCTTCAGTCTTTAAAATTATCATTATACTTTTCTTTATTTAAAAACCGATTTATTGCTTTTTTGTTTTATAATTAAAAAAAAAAGGAGAACAAAAATTGCTCTCCTTAATTCTTCAATGAAAAAAACTAATTAAGTTCCTAGAACTACAACAGTATTAGTAGTATCTCCTATAATAGTTGGATCAATAAAATTAGCTGGTGATTTTTCAGTTCCAGTAATTGTTAAATTATATCCGTTAAGATCTCCCATACCTTGTCCAGTTGCTGTATTTACTTGCACTTCGCATCCATTTTCAATACCAGCTAAAAAATAATTGCCATTGTAGTCTTGGAAAATGATTTGCGGTCTTCCGTAAGAAAGCAATTTCATTTGCGCAGTAGTAGTTTTATCTTGTTTTTTAAGAACAACAGTTCCTGTTTGTGTAAAGAAACTCGTTCCGTTTTCTCTAGAATTTTCATTAGTTTGCTCAAAACCATTCGCTCCTTTAAGATCAAATTTGTAAAAAGTTAATGGAGCAGCAAAAGCTGTGATTTCGCCAGTTGCATCAAAAGTTGCTGAATCTAATAATCCACTTGAATATGCTCCATTTATATAAATAGCTATAATGCCACCTACTGAATCTTTACATGGTTCTAAACGCCCTAAATTAACGTCACATGCCATAAGTTTATATATTTATAAGTTAATAATATAAAGGGAGCTTTTATGCTCCCCTTATTAAGTTTAATTATCCTGCGTAGTAAACTACATCAGCTCCTACTCCTATAGCAGCGGCAGCCGTGAACCTCATGACAAGTCTCACATTTTGACTTCCATCGATAGGTGTCATGTCAATTACTCTTACTTCGTTATAGTCGTTTAAAAGACCAGTCGCAAAGAATAAGTTACTTGATTGAGCAGCTATCATTGTATCATCTGACATTCCTCTACCTACAAAGATTGGAATTCCTCCGAAAGATAAACTTCCGTTGTTATACCATTGCGTTCCTTTGTTATCAGAACCAGCAGCTCCAATAGTAGCAGTAAATCCACCTAAAGCTCTAATGTATAATTTTGCAGCTTTGTTAGAAACGTATAATTTTAAATCTTCTTTTCCGTATAATGAATTTGGAATTAAATCTACTACTTCTTGCATTTTATCAATAATGTTTACAGAAGTTAAAGCAACTGCACCAGCTACATCAATTACTGTTGCATCAGCAGCAGCAAGAGTTTCTAATCCATCGTATTCTCCAGCTTGCGCTCCACCTAAATTTCCAGTCCAGATATTAGTTTCGTTTGCAGCAGCTACTTTAGATGCTACATGCCCTACTAAATAATCAGCGAATGATGATGGTAATCCGTTTGGATTGAAGGCAGAATAGCCCATCTGAATAGATTCCCACGTGTTGATAAAATCAGACTTACATAATTGTAAGTTTACTTGGAATTCTTCTGGTTGAATAACTACTTCAGTTAAGTTTACGTTTGAAGAAGCAGAAAAATCACAAGTTCCATCTGCGATTAAACTACCAGTTTCAATTCTTTGAATAACTGATTTAAATTTTACATTTGGCATTACTTCAACACCACCATCTTCGATTGTACTTGCACTTAAAAGTGCTGCCGAGATGTACTTGCCAGCGAATTCTCCAGCGTATGTGCTAGTGATATTTACTGTTGTTGCTAGATCAATTTTATTTGACATAATTTTTGGTTTTTATTTATTTTAATTGTTATTGAATAATTTTTTAAATACTCTATCTTGCGTGCTCATTGGTTTGTTTTGAGCATATAGATTCATTTCTACTTTATTTTTTGCTTCAGGATTATGTTTGAAAGGTTTAACTTCTTCAGATAATTCAACTTCCTTAACTTCTTCCTTAACTTCAGCAGATAATTCTTCTTTTGATTCTTCTTTAGAATCTTCTTTAGAATCTTCTTCCATGTATTCTTTATCTTCGCCTAATCTTGATTTAAGATCTGCAATTGCATCTTCTAGGTTTTTGATACGTTTTTCCATACCAGACCAATCTTCAACATCTGCTTCTTTTCCATCATCTTTTGCTTCTACTTCATCAATTTCTTTATCCTCAACTTCCATTTCTTCTTCTTTTTCTTCTTTTACTTCATCAATAATTCCTTCTTCTACTACATAAAGATATTTTCCTTCATCAGTTAAATATTCTCCAACTGGTACTGGAATTCTTTGGCCATCATCAGATACGATAAAAACTTCACTTCCTTTTTCAAATTTGTCAGCTTCAAAACGTGTTCCGTTTTCAAGTTTCATTTCTTCTAGTTTTACATCGATTCCTAAAAGAACTTTTACTTTGTTTAGAGTACTCTCTGCTTTCATATTAAATTAATTTATATTATTAAAACCTTTTTTTATTATTCTTGTTGTAATTTGTCTTGGTTTTCTGACATTATATAACCAGAATTATTTTCTAGTCTCATAAAATCTTCAAAATTTTGACCTGTTAAATTTCCTATGCCTTGATTTTGCAAATTTCCATTGCAACATTTAGAATTATATGTTCCATCTTTGCATAAGCACCCACGCCTTCCTCCTGTTGGAGAAGTTCTACTTAATGTTGGTCTATTATTCCTGTTCTTGTATGACATCTATTATTTTTTTTAATAGTTCATCTTCAGAATATTTTTTCTTTTCGCAATTAGGAACTTTTTTTCCATCTTTACCTTTTTTCCACCCTTTTTGCTCATATCCATCCCAGCATGGGCTTTTGCTATTTTGTCCAGCTTCTAAAGAATGTTGTTCGCATGGCATATACCAAGTCTGACCATCTATCTCATGTTCATGAAAACCTCCGCATCCTATATCTTCAGCAATTTCTTTTGCTTTATCTTTAGTTGAATAAGCTAATCTGTCATCAATAATCATAAATTCATCATTGACTTTTTGATTTTTTAATTGATCCTTTTGTTTATCTTGAGGCCTATTAAGTTTGTCTGCAAAATACCCTTCTATTGAAAAGCCTTTTACTTTGTTTTCTTTAACATAATCATTCCAAATTTCTTCATTATCTACTTTCATTGATACCATCCAAGTTCCTACTGGCATGTTTAATCCATATTTTCTAGATTTATCATGAACTTCATCTTCTATTAACCAAGATTCAACAACTGTCATGCCTGAAAGTTTTTCTTCAGTATGTTCTAGAGTTGCTTTACTTTGATTGCCTTTTTTTAAAAACATTTGAGATGCTTTAGCAACAGTATCTTTTGAGAAATAAATATAAAACTCATGGCCATTAGAATTTCTATATATAGGTTTATCAGGAATTAAAGCTGCTCCCATTAATATCTTTTTTTCTTTAGATACTTCTGCTAGCCTAATTTGTTCTTGATTCTTTAATGCTATAAAGTCTACTTCTATTGCTGGGTTTTCTACTACGCTAATAGCATCTATTCCAGATAGCTCTTGTTCTTCATCAATTACTAGTTCTATTATTTCCATTTCTATTTTATTTAAAAACCTTTTTTTTTGATTTATGTTATATTAACCGCCAATAGTTGCGCCTTGAATAATATTATTTTCTAAACTTTGAGCTGTTGTAACATCTTGAGAAACTACAAATGCCTGAATTGGCTGTTGTTGTTGCTGACCAATTGCTGATGCTATTTGACTTGTTCCTCCTTGTCCTACTATATTAAATGATGGCGCTCTAGATTGAGGAGCAGAAGCAGTTGCGCTTAATCCTCCAGTTCCGCTTGATCCTGTTGGTTTAGTAGAGGCTATTTTTGCAATATTTACAGCAGCAAACGCACCAGCCAAACTTGCTTGAATAACTGGATATGCTGGAAAACCTATTGTTATTGGGCTTTTTTGCGCTGTTGTATATGCATTTTGCACACCTTCATAACCGCTTATAGTTGCTTGACCAATTGCCATTGCTTTTCCTAATTTACTTCCTTCTCCAGCTATTTCTCCAATTAAAGCCATAGTGTTTTTAGCTATTCCTAATTTAGCCTGTTTTACTGCTTTATCTCTTTTTTCTTCAGCTTCTGCATCAAGATCTTTTCCTTCTTGAATCTTTCCATCCCAATAAGCAATTATTTCTGCTTTTTGTTGCTCTGTTGCATTAAGTTTTTCTAATTCAGCTAAAGCCTTTTCTTTTTCTATTATAGCTTTTTCTTCTTCTTTAATTGCTTCTTCTTCTTTTACCTTTTGTTCATGAGCATCTCTTATAGCTTTAATGTCATCTAATCGCTTTTGCTCTTTAGATTTTTCTAGTTCTAGCTCTGCATTTTCTTCATCTAACTTTCTTTGCTTTTCAGCTTTTTCTTCATTTTGAGCAGTTGTTATTTGCGTTTGCAGTAATCTTTGGCTTCTTAATTTTTTAGTATCAAGATTTATTAATTCAGCTTGTAGTTTGGCAAGTTTATCCTTATCCTCAATAGAATTTTTTCCTTGAGCCATTTCTAGCTCTTGAGCTTGTATTAAAAGCTTTTTAGCATTGATTTCTTTTTGAGTTATTTCTTCCTCAATAGCTTGAGCCTTTTTTAACAAGGCTACTCTTTCCGTTGCATTATATTGATCTCTTTTTTCTGCTTCTAATCTAATGTCATTTATTTCTCTGTTTGCTTCAGCTCTTTCAGTTAATAAATCTCTTTCGATATGATGCGCTTTTTGTCTTGCTTTTGTAACTTGATCAATTGCTTTAACTTCTTTTACAGTTTCATCAACAAATTCTTTTACTGAATTTTTAGCTCCTACTACTGCATCTTTAACAGTCTTAAAAGGGTTTGTAACAAACTTTAATAAGCCTTTGCCAAGACTTTTAATAGATTCCATTGGATTAGATACTGCATCAATTATAGCTTCTCCTAGATCAGCAAATGAATCCATTATTTGTTTAGTAATTGCTCCTAATACAGCTAATCCTCTTTGTAGTTTTTCTTGACCTTCTTCACTTTGAGTAAATGCAGCAGCTAAAGAAGTAACAGCTACAACAAATGCCCCAATACCTGTTGCAATAAAAGCCACTCTTAATAGCTTCATTCCTTTGGTTGCGCTTGTTATACTACTAACAAAACTTTGCATACCTGACAATGCTCCGCCAGTTGCTTTATCTACTATCCCTAAAACTCCAGTTAAATCTTTTTGATTTTTTACAGTTTCTTTTAAATCTTTATTTGCTTTTTTTCTTTGATTGTTTAAATCAACTCTTGCTCTTTTTTCTCCAGCTAATTCTGTTTTAGTTTTTTTAATTTCATCATTAATTTTTTTTCTAGCAGACAGGTTTGCTTTAGAAGTATTTTCTAGCATTTTTTGTTGCCTAGATAAATCATTATTTAAATCATTAATAACTTTATCCTGAATCTCTAATTGTTGAGTTAAATCCTCTACGTCCTTCTGCGCCTTTTTAGTTTCTGCGCTTACAACAAATACTTTTTTTATTGCCATTTTGTTTTTCTTTTTATTTGTTCAAAACCTTCTTTTAATGATTGAGGTAATTTATTCTTTCCTTTAGCTATTTCAATTGTTTCGCTTACTCCGTAAAACTGATCTATATTTAATAATTTTAAAATAATCATATTGTTATTAGTTCAATTTGACTTTTGTTATTAGTTAAGTTTATATTTAAACTATTTATTCTAAATTGTTTTCCATTGATTACAAATATATCAGCAAGAGAATAATTTAAAATAATGCTTAATGGTAAAAAAGCTGTAAACTTGACTATCCTAGAATTTTCTTTAAATATGTTTTGAATATAGTTGTCATAGTAATTAGCATACAAAGAGCCAGTAAATGTTGTATCTCCTGTATATTCATTTGTCATTACTCCAAAATTACTATTAGCTGTGCTTGTTGATGAACTAGAATAAACGCTATTCATTGGAACGCTAAAAACTGACATTGAGGTATGAGGAAAACTACCTGATGATCTATAAGATATATTACCTTGTCCGCTTCTAATGTTTGGATAAAATAAAACTGGAGATCCAATGTATGGTTCTTGATTTTCATTAACAGAATAACCCCAAACTATATTAGTTTGCGTTCCATCATTTTGATTAATTAATCTTTCGAACATCATATGCTCAAATGGAGCTATTACTTTATAAATACCACCATCTAAATTTCTGTTATTATCATTGTATTTTTCTGCTCCCCATGTTGAATTAAATAATTTTGTGTATTTATCTGCTAAAAAACTTTTAATGCCTTTATATGTAAATAATATTTCTTTATAAGGAAGCGCAACATCAACAGAGCTTTTTGATACATCTATATATTTAGTTATATCATAAGTAGTTGAAGTAGCATAAAAATTATCTAAAGTATCTACATATATAGTTCCATCTTCTTTTACATAAGCTACAAGATTAAACATTTTGAAAAGGCCTGTCAAAAAATCTATTGTTTTTATATCTGGTATTTGAGCTGATATTTCAAATATTAATTTAGTATATAATGTAAAAGCTCCTGATGTTAATTGTTCTGATTTTCCAGTTGGAGCTGGATAATCTTCATTAGTTGCAAATGTGTTAATAGTTACGTTAGTAAAATCTATTTGAACTGTTGAAGTTATAGTTGTTACATAAGTTGCAGCTAAATTTCCAATTCCGCCTAAATCATCTGCTGTTATTGTTAAAGTATTTGAAGTTTGAGAAATAGTAAAAACTACAATTCCATCTTTTGTAATAGATACATCATAAAGAGTTGCATTGTTTACAGGATCAATAGTCCAAGAAAAAGTCTGATTTGAAGCTTCATCAAATGCTTGAGTAATAATTAAACTAGTATTGTTAAATCCAGCCCATTCTCCTCCTCCTTGTTGCCCCCAATCAACATCTAAAGGATATGATGTTAGTTGGCTTAAAGTATCTACAGCTCCAGATTTTCTATGCAACCACATAAATAAATTCGAATATGCTTTATTTGAAAAATTAAAAAAATCATTAGAAAAAACTATATTAGAATTATAATCATTTGCTATTGTGTATGTGTTTTCAATAGCTTTAATTATTTCGTTTATTCTAATTGCATATTTTAAATCGCTATATAATACCCCATGATCATTTGTCCCCCCTCCTGCGTGATAATATAAATTTCCATCTCCATTGGTGTGAGCAACAGAATCATAAAATAATCTTTTTGTATGAGTTATTAAAGGAGCTACAATACTGTTTTGCTCTGTATTAACTGTATTTAATTGCATTTTATAATAAATGCTATCAACATCATAAAAAGGGCTTATTCTTATTATATAACCCTGCCCAGATGCTGTAAATATATCATCTTTTAAAGTTAAAGTATCATTATTATCTACTACAGTTACTATTGTTTCTACATTGGTTGTTGTATTTGTTACTCTATCTCCAGGAGAAACTAAAGTTGTAAAAGTTTGAGTAGAATCTATCAATTCTGAATCATTATAATCAGTTGTAGTTCCAGATGTTTTATCTGCAAAGGATAAGTCATTTAATTTATCTTCTCCTAATACATCATTTAAAGTTACAGTATCTCCATAAAAAACAACTTTGTAAGAATGCGCTTTATTATCTCGCATTGGAACAGAATTTAGTTTTACTTTTCCAATTTTAAAATCAACTCCATTTAATTTCAATATAGCTGAAACTCTAATTCTTGCATCAAATCCTCCTGTAATATCATAATTATAATAATGTTTAAATATCTTATTGTTAGTAGAGGATGCTGGCAAACTAAATTGCTGGCTAAAAGCTGTAAAAACTTTAGCAACATCTTTAGCATTTACTATTGTATCTGTAATTGTAACGCTCTCATCTTTAAATAAATCAACTCTAATATTACTTATATATAGCTCTACTACTTGCATCTATCTTATGTTATTAATTGTATCAAAGGCAAAACTCACATCTATAGTATAGTTTATTAAACTATCTGTAAGACTTGTTTTATAAGTGATTTGTTTATTTTGTATATTAACTCCTAAAGTTTGACCTTCATAATCTATCCATACTTTCTCGCTTAAAAATAATTGTCTGAAAACTTCGTTATAAGATTCAGGATAATAATCGCTATTTAATTTTAAAGTTTGATTAGCGTTTTTAGTAAGCAGTTTAATTTGCGGATCATAAGTATTATACGTTCCGTTAGTTAGTATATTGGATTTGTATTTTTCTTCATTTGTTGCCATGCTCAATATAGAATTAGCAAACATCCATATTTCTTGATATGCTCCAAACTTATTTATAAAGGTTAATTTGATTGGAGTGTACTTACATTTTTCATAAGAATCAATATTTACAGTTGTTGTTTTAATACCTGCGCTTATTTCAGCTTGATCTACATCAAAGTTGCCTGTATTTGTAATATACGTTATTTGATTTTCTATTTTGGTTTCTGCTGTTATTGAAATAGTTGAAACTGTTGATCCTTGATATTTCCAAACTAGGCTAGTAGCAATGGTATTATCAACAGGAATTGTTACTGTTGCATTAGCGTTTTTTAATATTGTATTATTAGATTGTAAAGAATAAATATTATCAAAACTTGGGTTTACTCCATCTTCAAAATATCCATAGCCATAAAAAGCTCTATTTCCATATACTGGAGTTAATACAGTAGGCGTAGCAACAATAGTTTCAGTTATTCTGTAATCTACAAATATTGTAGTTGATTCTGTTGTAGAAACTGGAAATGTAGGAAAAGCTCCATCAAATTCTGTATCTATATAATCTTTAATTAATTCAGAAACTTCGAAATTTACTTTTTCATTTATAGCTGTAGAAACTAAAGTATATTGAGGAGTTCCAAAAGAAGTATTTGCGACACCAAAATATATAACTATTTCAAGAGTTGCGCTTGTTAAATTGGTTGCTGTATGATTTATAAAATATGGACTTCTTACATTTATTTTGCTCATTGTTGTTTATTTAATTTCTTTTTATGCTTGAATAACTTCCCCATTTTGAATCTTCTTCTAATACTGTATTGATATATAAATCAAATTGTTTAGTTATTTCTTTATCTAGTTCATTAAATGCTTTTAAAAATGGTTTAGTAAAAAATAATGTTGGAGCAATTCCTTGATAAAAGATTCTATCTTGCAACCAATAAGCGATGGTTGTATAACCGCCTTTAGCATATCTTCCTTTCTTATCTCTAAACCTGATATTCTTTTTCTTTGCCCATCCTTTTAAACTTTCCATTGGTGGTCTTTTATTCTTATAAGAAAACTTTGCTGCTAATCCATCTTTTCCTGTAAATACAGAGTTTGTTTTCTTTCCTTTTTGTTTTGGATTCTTTGCTCTTGCTTTCATTGGATTTGATCCATATACTCCAGCATCTAAAAACATTCCGTATTCTTCCATCCAAAATTCTAAATCATAACCATCTCTATTTTCCTCAACCCTATAAGTTATGTTTTCTGCTAAACTACCGCTTGCCATATGGTTTCCGCTTTGCAACTGCCTTACAGCTCCATTAACAACCTGATGACCAATCTTTTGCATTTCAGCTTTTAATTCCTTTAGCATATAGTCATGTCATTAGGAATTAACACATTAAACGTAACAGTCCATCCAGCTAATTTATTTTCAAACCTATCAACGAAAGGCTCTAATGTTGGATCTCCTTCTAATTGATATTTATCTACATATAGATCTCCTCTTAATAATAATTCTAATAATCTATTAGCTACAGCTAGTTGAGTATTAAATACATCTTGCTCATTATTGTTTCCTCTAAATTCTCCAGGAATGCCATTAGCATAATTTTTGCTTTCATTTACTAAATCCATGCATAATAAAGAAACGCTAAAATTCCAAACATTGCTTTGCATTGTAGCTCCTGAAATCATGAAATGAGATAAAGGAAATATAGTTTGTTTATTTAAATCAACTTCCATTAGATCTCCATAAGTAACTGTATTAACAA